TAAGACGGGTCGTAAACGACGAACCGATTTCAAGGGTCGTCCGAAATGTGCATGGCCTCCGTGTCCGAATCGGGTCAACAAAGCGAACAACGAAACGTGTTCCTTCTCCTGTCGATCACAACTGTTTCATTATCGACGTGGAGAGGAGACAACCAAAACTGAAATGGAACGTATCTCGGCTATCCGTCGTGCCAAGCGACCCGCACGATACGTGGCGTGGTTGAAGCGTATTGTAACAGTACCGGATGGAAAGGATGTCATTTCACTAGCGGAGGCGGCGAAGATTGCGTTTGCATGCTACACCAAAGGAATGAATGGGCATCGGTATCACTTACTAAAGGAGACACGATCATGAATGTACTCTTTCGCATTGCGATCGCGGCGATTTGCTACGTGGCGTTCATCTGGATCGTGCCATTGTTTCTGGCAGTGATCGAACTCCAGGTAGCTGGACCGCTGTGGACGTTGTTGAAAGCGTTGGCGGCACTGGCGGCGGTCGCGTACGTCATCTTCTGGCGGTCCCACGTGTGGCCGTGGGCTCGCCCCGTATGAGCAATGCTTTCTGGGACCGACTTGTTCCGCGTCGACCGACACATCCACCACGGCCACCGACGCCACCGATCGAACCTACAGAGCCCACGAGGCCACAGATGGCAGCACGAATCTTTCCAGTCACGGATGCGGTCGATGGGGACTTCGTCAATCGAATGTATCCCTACTGGTCAAATGCGTGCCTCATCGACGGTCAGGCCTACATCTTCGCTGGGACCACCGATGACCGACCGAAGTTCTTTCGTGTCAATCTGGACAACGGAGAGGTCACTCGGTTGGGTGCTCTTCTCCCCTACACTGGCACCGGTGAGGGCTGGTCGTGGGATATCAATGGGCGTATCTATCTGGGCGATGGTCCGTTCCTTCGTCGGGTCAATCCGATCAGCGGGCAAGACGATGTCATCTTCAGTGTCCAGGATCGGTTCCCGGGACATCGGCTCTGGCAGATTCACGTATCCAGAGATGGGCAGATGCAGTCCGCTACGCTTCAACGAGTCACCAGTGAAGGCGCGTATCCGAACGTTGGTACGGTAGTTCACCACAGCGCTACCGGGCAGCTGGATTACTTCCCCGCACTGGGGAAACTGGACGAGTCCTCTCTCAGCAAGAACGGTCGGTGGGTACTTATCCAGGAAGACAACAACGACCGTATCATCGACCTGACGATGAACCCGATGCAGGAACGGGTGGTCTACGACGCCGAGCGGGCGGTGGCCCACTGCGATATGGGACCGGACTACGCGATAGGCGAAGCGGACAAGCCGGATCCGGGGGCGTGCGTGAAGATGGATCTGGCTACGTTGGAGATCACTATCTTATATCTCACCAACAACATGGGCCACGTGTCTGTGCAAAACGGAAAGTGCCTGCTCACTGATGTTATGAATCTCAGTCTGCTGCCATTAGACGGATCGGGTCCCGTGACATTGGCGCAGCATGGGATGGTCGTGCCGCCGAATGCCACACCAGACGTGGCATACAACCATCAGTGTATGGCGAACTTAGATCCGACCGCCACCGTGGCGGTATACGTTACCAACCGCGGCGGACGAGGTCGGTTCGATGTGGACCTGCTGGTACTGCCGCAGTAAGCTTCCGTCGGGGGTCCTCCGGGCGGGGGGTCACGGTACCTGCATGCGGCTATGGCTATGGTGGTATCCATGGTCGTGTGCGGGGAAGTGACTGATGGAAAGTAACTGGCGACAGGCCGTCCGTGCGATGACATTAAAAAAGCCCCGGCAGCCACACGGCCACCGGGGCAACGGCCTACTTCGACTTCAGTGCCTTCAACTTCGCTTCGAGCTTCTTGATCTTCGCCTCACGCTTCGCGATACCGGCTCGCAACCCAGAGATCCGCGTCTGGATGCGGACTGCCTTCGATACCGGCTTTGCCGTCTTCGCTGACTTCTTCTTCGTAATCTTTTTGGTGGTGGCCATTTTCGTGTCCTTCTTGTTGATGGTGGTGGAATCGGAGAGCCACCCGGGTGGTGGCCCTCCCGTCATTTTCTTACCCGGCCAGGGATACGTAACGCTGGTGTCCTTCATTTCGAGACGCGCACTTCAACGGTCCGGGTTTTCTTCGTATCGTTTTCGATGCATACGTGGACCCCGTTTATCTTGAAGTCCTCCCAGTACCCGCCGCGTACTTTCACGATGCGTACCTTTTCCTTTTTCTTCATATCGTCCTCAGCAACTGGGCGACAACCCAATTGAACACCTGTTCGATACCGGTGTGCGGACACCCGGCCAAACGAAACCGAGTCACGCTACCAGAACCGATATCGATCTTCCAGTCCTGGTCCACCTTGGTCGCTCCGTGTTTGTCCACGCTGACCAGAGTGATTCCAATAAAACGATATGCTCTCATATCCGTCTCCTTCTATTTAGTTGTCAAACACGGCCGTGTTGCCGTGCAGTAGTTATTTGCCAGCACCGGTGCAATTACTACAGGAATCGTTCTAGCCCGGTAACCAATGGTGCAACCGTTGCATTGATATGAATGCCCCAGTGAATCGTGCGGTGCTTCTATTCGTATGGGGTACGGGGTACCCGGTATCGGGGACGCGGGGCGGGGCGGGGCAGCGCCCGGCCGGAACGCCAGACGGCTTGCCCAATCCCCCTTAGGCCTCCTTAGGCTCCCTAGGAGCCGGTTCTAGCCCAGGCGCGGCAAGGGGGCCGGGCGGGAGACGTTCCCCGGGAACGGGCCTTAGGGTCTCCGTTAAACGCGCCTGAAGGCCCGCCTTGGGCCGAACCGGGCCTTCCCCGGACCCCTTCCGGGGGAGCCCGGCCGGGGCGGGAACGCGGGGAAGCTCGACCATGGGAAACGTATCGGAATTACAGAGACGAGCGCGTGCCTCAGTTATCCGAATAGTGCGCCAGCCAAGCAGTCGTAGATCATGATCTCGTTGCGTATCATATCGTCGCACATTGAGTTCACGATGATACGGACCATCTACTTCAATGAGGATACGCCTACTGGGATGCGCTAGGTCAGCTATGTACCGTGTCCACGGAATCCGATACTCGAACTTCCATCGACTACCCAGTAGTTGTTTTAGATGTCGTTGACCCTGGCTGAGTTTCATCGTTCTTCTCCGTTGGCACATTTATCGTGATCTTCGAACCCACCGTCGTGAGTGTCGCCTTCCCTAGTGGCGCACGTATCTTGCGCGGATGCGGCTTGACACGTTTGCCGAGCAGGCGTATCTTGCCAATGGTAGGTCGCAGGAGTTCTTCCTTCGTATACAACTGCGCATCGATGATTTCCTTGTGCACATAATCTGACAGTGTCCAGGTAGTGCCCAGGCCAGCACCTTGCCGTTTGATGATCTGTAGCGCAGCGAGGTCTTGCATCAGCCGTTGAATAGTGGCAAACGGATAGTGCGTCTTCACCGCGAGCTCCCGCATCGACATGGGTGTGAGTATCGCGCCGGCACCTCCGCCCATCACCGAGATCATCGCCCGAAGCACATCCTCGTTTCTCTGGGAGATAGTATCCAACATCACTTTCTTCACGAGACTGTATTCGACGTCAGTCACGGTAGCCTTGCCGAACACCATCGCCATACCCTTGGCGAGCTTCGCCAGCTGCTGCCCTAATCGAGTACCGACCTCCGCCATCGGCCGCGACATCATGATATCTTTGTGGTAGAAATCCCGGGACACCGAGCCACGCATACGGGCACCGAACTTGGCCAGTGCCACAATCTTGGTCATGATCGCTGTGGGCAACGTGGGGATAGGCACCCGCGCCATCGTCCGTTCGCAAAACGCTGTGACGACATCGCACATCTCGTCACGCATCACGGTTTCCCGATCCGAGTTTTCAATGGCTCTGGTGATAACTTGACTCTCCGATTCGTGGTGTAGGTTATCACCTACCAGAAACTTCAGGAACCGTTCACCCAACGCCGCATGCTGATCCGAGAGGTCATAGATGCGTGGAGTGACTGCGCCTAGGATACCGAACCGACTGGTGTAGTTTCGTTCGACTCCGTTGCCGAAGGACTTCCCACAGCGACCGTCATACGCGTCCCGTAGGATGCCGAAAATCTCTTTCTGCTCTCGATCCGGCAACGACATGATGCTGGTGAAATCCTTGACCACCAAAACCTTGCCATTCAACTTGGGGATGAGCGATGGGTCCTGTCCCTGTGGCAGTGACGCACCGCTGATCAGTGAGGGTGCCGTGAGGGTGCTCGTGGCGTGGACCGCATCCACTTTCGTCAACGCCGATACGACCGCCGTCTTCGCGGACCCGGGTGGGCCTACGATAAACATCCACACCGGTGAGCCATCAATGCGTTGCGTCAACACTGTCGCTAACATCACGTCCACCACATCGGTGCTGCGGAGGAACAGCCATTTGTTGAACACGGTATGCACATCGTCGATCGTCGGTGGCTTCTTCCACTTCAGTTTCGATGTCGACTTTTTTCGGCGTATCGTGATCCGCCCGTCTTTAACGATCCGCTCAGTTTTCGTGGTCTCGTCTGATTGAGGACTATCGTGAAATCGACGCTTTAACTTTTCCCAACACACCTCTGGGGTGTTGCGTGTCGTAGTGCCGTAGACAATCCAATCGCGCGTATCGAACCCGATCGGCACCTCGTCTGGCCAATGCACAAACGTCAGCCGTCGCACCGACGTCTTCAAACGTTCCAGTATCGTTTCCTCACCCTGTCTGCCGGCTGCGTCGTTGTCATACAAGGTGTGCACTGTGCGACCTTGCATCCACGGCACCCACGACTCTTTGAATGTGTTCGCCCCTGGCACACCTACGACGACTCCGGGTTCGTTCACCTCTTTCAGTTTTAATAGCCAATTCAACGCGATGGCATCCCATTCGCCTTCACACAAATACACCGGCACACTGGGGTCGGTCTTCAGTCGCTGCGCACCGAACAGTCCTACATGGCATCCCGCCGTGGACATCATCAACTTGGTCTTCAACGAATACCGTCGGATGTCCACCACGTTGCCTTCGTAGTCGCGCACAGGGAAGGTAAACGAATCCGTGGCGTGGTCCCACCCAATCTCCCAATCCAGAAATGCTCTGGGGTTGAGTTGTCGGTTCGCCGCGAGCGCACGGAGCTTGGGAGCTTTGAGCTGTCGTCGATAGTCACGACTCCGCAGATGTAGAAACCGAGACACGTTGCCGGACAGTCCGGCGGTCTTGCTGTCCCACAATCCGTTCTTCGTGTTCACATAAAACTTGTCGTCCTTCTCCGAGAACGGACAGTACCCATACATTTGGTCACCACGTTCTCCAACGAAGGAGACCCCATGGGACTCGAACACTTTTAGGAAATCACGGCGACGATCTTTCATTCTGTTTACGCTGCCTTCCTACCCGGAGCACCGCCCACGACACTGGGTGGTAGGACGATCTTGGTTGGACGAGACCATCGTGTTTTGGCGATCTTGATCTCCACCGGTAGTCGCACCGGAAGACCGAGACGTTTGCTATCCATTTGCATAGCGCGGATGATATCCTTCATCAGCTCGCGGCAATGCAGACGGAGCGGAACTTCCACGCAGAGCTCGTCGTGTACTGTCATTAACAGCTTCGGCTTCCCACCCCACTTCTTACGCAACACCTCGTCGGTGTTGATGAGACCGTTTTTCATGACATCCGCCGCGGTGCCTTGGATCAGATAGTTCACTGCGCGATATGCGAAGTCTGGTTCGAATGTATACCGCCGACCCAACGGACTGAAGATCTCACCCTTGGTTGTGGCTTCCTTGATCAGCGCGGTCATGAATGACTTCACACCCGGCAGTCGGGCGTGGTAGGCCGACACGAAGTCCATCGCCGTATCGACATCGGTCTTTAACAGCTTGGCGGCCTTCGGTACGCCACCGCCATACAGCAGACAGAACATGATCAGCTTCGCGCACTTTCGGTAGTAATCTTTCGCGTCGTCGAAGTCCTTATACTTGCCGAAGACCTGTTTGGCAATGCCGCCGTGGTAGTCCTGCCCTGACATCAGGGCCTCTTGCATCTTCTTCTCACCAGAGAGGTAGGCGAACAACCAGACTTCGATCTGGGAGTAATCTGGGAGGTACCAAATGTAACCCGGACGTGGGCCGAACGCTTCACGCGGACGCGATTGGATATCGGCTTTCCTTCGGCCAGTGGTCTCGGATGCCACCTGCTGCAAGTTTGGATCGGAGCACGACAGACGTCCGGTCTTCGCACCGGTCTGCTTGAAGTTTGGATGTAGCACCCAGACGCCAGGAGACTCCTGCATCCAATAGCGTTTGTATACATGCAGGAATGAGTTGTTCGTCTGCTGCGCTGCGTTGTGTTCCAACACCGCCTTGGCTAACGGATCGGGCGGCACCTTGATGTACCGTGCGCCTGTCTTTTTATTCCGAACCCACCGCGCCCCTATCGGTAGGTCGTCGGTCTTTCGTTCGCCACCGAACCACTGCGCGGTTTCAATGACGTAGCCGTTGGCCATCTTCAACAGCGCATCACCGTTGAGTGAGTAGTTGAGTCGGCCGATCTTCTTGTTGAATGTCTTGGTGTAGTTCGGTGGGTGGTGTCGTACCTCGTAGAACACCTTGGTCATCTGTGGGGTGCTCTTGTAGTTCAGACCCGCCCCGCCGTTGGCTGACGCGATCGCCGTTTGTTTGGCACGGTATGCGTCGTAGAACTTGATCAGTGAGTGGACACGTGGGCGGTGAATACGGACCCCACGGTCTTCCATACGTTTCAATGTCCAGAAGAGTTTGTGCTCGCGGTCGCATACCTCTTTCGTGCGCTCGTCTGCTTGAATCTCCTTCCACCACGCCATGTAGATCAGCATGCACCGAATGACGTCACCCACGGCATACGGTTGAATAAACGAATCTGGGCACAACCACATGTCTGACTTTTGCGGTTTCGGTCCGCCGATGATCTTGTTGGCAATGGACCACCGATCTCGTTTGCCAATGTTGCGTCGGCGATTGACTTCCGCCAGCAACGTCTTTTCATCGTCGTCAGGATACTTGAACCGTCGCTTGCACAGTTGCTTCAGTGCATAGGTTAGTTCCTGCCCACTGGTGGCGATGTGCGCAATGATCTGAGTGTCCAACACCCGGCCGCGCACCTTCGCTCCCGCCTGCTCCGCCATCGCAATGTCAAACCTGGGATTGTGCCCGATCTTCGTGATGTCTGGGTTGCCCCAGATTTCGTTCACTACATTCAGTCTGTCCTTGGGCCACGTCACCTCCCGAGTATACGGATCTACTCTGCCACGCAGGTAGTCCGTGTTGCCGTCCCGGTCACACAGGGTCCATACGAATGCGCGTGCGGGTTGTACGCGACGGATCTCGATGTCGGGATCTTTCTTACTCCCGAAGTTGAGCACCATCCGCCGCCAGTCCCCATACGGCATCATGCCGGTGGTTTCCGAATCGATCGCGAGCAGATTGCCGCGAACGTTCAGCCCACCGATGCGTCCGGTTTTAACGAGCACGATCCTCCAACCAGAATAGGAATACGCATCGATCGCACATGTTCTCCGCCGCGGTATGACGATGGCACACGTGTCGTTGCTCGCAGAATGTGTGGTCCTTCTGGAACAGATACGCTGACCTCACGATTTCCTCCTGATCGTGAACCCAGCAAGACAGCATGCCCATATACACGGCTACATCCAGCATGCGTGAGCGTGGCGACTCCGATTCGGTATGTCCGTCGATAACGAATCGCCGCAGGGCCGACATTTGCTTTCGGACTCGTCCCCACAGATCCTGCTCCACTGTCACACCCGACTCACATGCGGTGCGCATGATCTCCAGGAATGCAACTTTGTCAGGATGGTAGTCTGCGTTCTTCTTCCACTGAAGTGCGTTGGCCTCCTCAAGAAATCTCGCGACCTCGTCGCTCATCTTTTCAACGTTCATATCGTCCTCTCGACCGCGGAGAGACCCGTTCGGGTGGTGGCCCGAACGGGGTGGGGGTGATTACTTCTTCGTCTTCTTCTTTGCCTTCTTCTTCGGAACGGATTCCTCCGGTGACTCTTCCACCGACAAGATCTGGTCGGCTTTGAGTTTGAGTGTCTTGCCCTTGTCCGTCTTGATCAGGACCTTGCCTTCGGCTTCGAAGAGCTCGATGACTTCACCCTTGATCTTGCCGAGCTTTTTCGATTCGGCTTTGACGACGGACCCGACGACGACATCGACTTCATCGTCGACTTCTTCGTCGTCTTCTTCCTCGTCGTCCTCCTCTTCGTCGTCATCGTCGTCATCATCGGTCTTCTTTTTCTTGCCCTTTTTCTTCTTGGGCTTCTCCTCCTCGTCGTCGTCGTCGGACTCTTCATCATCGTCGTCCGATTCCTCCTCGTCATCCGACTCTTCTTCGTCATCGTCGGATTCTTCTTCGTCCTCATCTTCGTCATCGTCGTCGTCGTCATCCTTCTTGGACTTGGACTTCTTCTTTGACTTGGACTTCTTGTCCTTCTTGTCGTCGTCCTCCTCGTCGTCATCGTCATCTTCTTCCTCTTCATCGAGCGGACCATCGACGTAGAGGTTCTGGAACTCGCCCTTGGTCTTGATACGCACCTTCAACTTGGGCTTCGTCTTGGTGATGTCATCGAGGATCGTCTTCAGATCCGATTCGAGATCCTCCAACTCCGCCGTGTCGTAGCCCATCGCATCCAGCTTCCGCAGCAAGTAGGGCAGGTGATCTTCGTTGAGACCTTCGAAGTCCAACTTCTCCTTGCCCTTGTAGTCACCGTCCAAGAACTTCCACGAGATGATCACCTGGGCGTTCTTCTTCTTTGACAGACCCAACTTCGCACCGGTCGCCCGCATGGCGTACCGTCCGTCGTTGTACTCTTCGAAGCCACCCTCGGCGGCCGTCTCCTTCGCCTTGTCCAGATGCCGGTTCAGACCACGGAGATACTTTCCGAAGTCCACACCGGTACTGCCCTTCTTCTTCGTTGCCTTTTTCTTTGCCACGAGAAACACTCCTTCGGTTAATGGTGGATACGAAACTTCTTCTTCGTCTTCGGTGCCTCCTCTTCTGGTTCATCGATGTCCGACGATTTTGTCGGCACGTATTTGTTCTGAAACGCGTCGGTCACGTTTCGATACGCCTGTTTGGGTGACCTACCCATATCGATACGTCGAATCGGTTGGCCGTCTGGTGTGAGGAATCGTCCCTCCAACCGATGGCCGGCCGAGACATGGTCGTCACCGAGAATCTGCAACACCCGTCGCCGCCCCACGTAGGTGTAGTAGGCCCAGATGTCAACGGAACCTTCTACCAGATCCCGCATCCGCTTGTGCATCGTCGGCATCATGCGGTCGTACTCTTTGCCGTCGCGTGTCTCTACTTTCTGCTCCTGCGCATGCGAGATGAAGATCACACCTTTGCCGAGATTCAACAGCGCGCCGAACTCGCGCTCGAA